TGAAATCTGCTCTATCCAGCCGAAAATCTGTGAAGTGACCAAGTCTAAATTTGTTTGCTGGGAAGAAAATGAAGTGTCACCCGAAGCATTAAGCAATGAAGCAGCAAAACCTAAATCCGTACCAATTGCAGTGCTTAGATTAGGTTCACAATCGTTTTCAAACAGCCCTGTGTCAACAGTGAGACTGTCTATCTTTGTGCCGGCAGCAACAGAAAAGAAAGATGTACCGCCAATGTTATTCTTGTTAAGAATAGCATTTTTTATCGTTGCGTGCTGTTCTTTCTGTTTTTCATCTGACAGTGAGGAAGTGCCTTTGAGTTCTCCCTCTGGGAAAGTTTCATAAAAAATTTTATTATTTACATTATCCAAAACGTTTCGTTTTGTATTTTTGTAATAATCAGAATACAAAATATCCGCTATTGCGGCAAGAACTAACGGTCTGCCCCAAGGCTCACTCCTGCCAGACGATATTTTATGAACCATTGTTTTTCTGTAATCAAGTATCAGAAACTGATTGCTTTTGCCACTTTTCCACAAATTATATCCTTCCGCAAACTCGGAAGGATATTTTTTCAGCTTGTATTCCGCACGTTCAAGCCCACTGTCGAAGTATTCAAGGTTAAAACTAACAACAAATGAATTGTTTTTTCTTCCTGTTATACGGCAATAATCAACAGGGAGCGATATTACAGAAGCATTTGTTTTCGTTGCTGTTTTTTTAACAGCATTTATTTCCGAAATGCTTTCTGCATCATATTCTGCCATTGATTTTCTTTTATCAGTTTGAATTTTATCAGAAACAAAATAATAAAAAACAATTCCGTCAATACAGCTTTCAAGAATTGCATCACGAATTATTTCTTTGTGCTTTATACTGTTAAGCACAAAATTCAATGTTTCTTTCTTTTGCTTGCTTAAATCATCTTTTATGTGATTGGTAATCACATAGTCAAGAGACGGAATTGAGGACATATAGTCTATCGTGTTGCGTAAAATGCCATTGCTTGAATACAATCGCCTTGAAATTCGTCTAAGGTCTGCATTGTATTCCATAGGCTCCTGAATTATGTGCAGTAATGCTTCAGGGCTGTAATCGTTCAGAATATCGAACAAACAATGTGTTGATATGTCATTCCTTAAACTGCTCCATAAACTGTTTATTTCGTAAGAATTTTCCATGTTGTGTTCCTCAATTAACAAGTACGCAGAAATCATACGTTGACTTTTTGAAAATCAAATCCTGTTCCAGCAGTGAAGCAAAATAATTCCCGTAAGAAACCGAAGTGTATCGGTCTTTGCGGTTATTACCCTGTTCACTGATTATAACTGCACCTGTTTGTTCTTTTTTTTCGTAAGTGAGGTTTACTGTTTCACTTACAAATTCCTGTGTTTCAAAATACGGTTTTTCGTAAAAAAGCTGAACGTCTACTGACGTGGGGTTCTTCCACTCAGGGACATTCGGCAACAATTCTTCTTCTGCTGTGCTGAAATTTACAAGAAAGTCAATCATGCCTGTTTCAAGAGTATTTTTCATGCATATCGCTATGTCACTGTTCATCTTCTGTGAAGCCGTTACAGCGAATATTACAGGTTGAGCACCTGCTATTTTCACCCTTTTCGCAATGTCATCATTGTTCATGCAGGTAAGCGGTGAATATTCAATGTCCCTCTCTTCATCATACATAACCTTTGCGAGCAAATCATAGACCGCTATTCCAGCATTTCTCACATCAAGGACAATATAATCGGCTTCAAAATCTTCAAATAATTGCCTTATCCTAAGTGCCTGTTTCGTAATATCACCGCCCTGAACGGATTCCATATATGGCACTTGTCTGCGATAGCCATTGTTTATTTCAAGATTTTTTTCAGATGTTTTGTAACTTATAGTTTCAGGCAGAAGTCTCATACAACTGAATATAGAATTGTCATTGTTTTTATTTTCAACAAATGCCATATCACAAGCCAAAATCCTAATTTCACCATTCTGCTTTGATATGCTGTAAGGATTTTTGTGTTTAAGCCTTACGCTCTCGGCACTTCTGGGATAAAACACCTTTTTCAGTCTTTGATTTTTGGCTATTGTTTCGTAGCTGAAATAAGCGTGGGCATTTTCTTTTACCCGCTCATTGAGATACTCTATTCTCCATGTCAGAGGGTCTTGTTTCTTCTTTTCACGAATTAACTGCTTTTTGGTTTTTATGCCGTGTTTCAGGACAATGCTTTCGTCAAATGCAAGCAGGAAAGATGATTCTCCTTGCAACATTCCGTTCAATGCCTGCCCTACTATATCCCACATATATTCATGTTTATCAAACCAGCTTGACCCTATGTATATATCCACGGGTTCTTCTTTCAATTCGTCAACACCATTGTAATAATCATCTGTCATATAGCCAGCATGACGTACAATCTGAAACGGTGAAAAGATACTATCATCAACTGATTTCTTTATCTGTCTGAACTCTTCACGGCACAAATGCGTACTTCTGTTGCCTCTGCTACTTTCAAGGGCTGGAACAACTCTCAGCGTTGACCCGTTCCTGAAATAGATTATTACATCATTCTGATTGTCTTTGATATTAAGAATTTCACGTCTGAGTGCAGAAGACATTCCCATAAGTTCATTTTTTATCTTTTCGGTTACTATGAGTTTAGCCTGACCTTTCGTTGCCGACCCAACAACAAATTTTGCATCTGGGTAAAGTATACATACACTGCATGAATACAGTGCAAGTATAAGGGATTTAGAAGCGGAACGTGTGGCAATAGTTACAAAAAAATGCGATATACCCATTAAATAAAGGGCTATCGCCTGATATGTATGTAAATTTATGCCCAGATAGTCAATAGCAAACCTGTGTAAATTTCTTCTGAAAAAAGAAGTCCACAAGAATACATGATGAGTATTTTCTGGATTGCTAAGGAAATGAGAAGAAGGAAACTTTTTCCAAAGCAAAGCCTGTTTTTCATCAGCATACTTTTTGCTATTCGTCATCTTCATTGTCCTTTATCGAGTATTCGCTATCTCTTTCAGTTTCACCAATTACAAGATTTTTAAGAGGTCTGCGTACAAATCGGTCAAAGTATTCTCCGAGACCGTCAAAATCTTTGTAAAGTTTTTTATCCTTATAGTATTCCTCTGGTGTGTATTGAGATATTAAAGCAAGAGTAACACCGAGAGTTTCCTCAATGCCTGAATCTGTTTCCTGTGCAATTTTCAAACCAGCCTGCTTGAAAGTGTCTCTGTACAGCTTGGTGTACTTCTCAAAGTCGGTGCTGTTTCCCTCACGAAATGCTTTCAGCTGAGAAACTTTTGTATAGCATAAATCTTTGATGAATATTTCCTGATTGCTGTCACAGTTAGGATTTTGCTTTTTCAGCATTTTGTAATGTTCGTCAAGAGCAGTCATATCCTCGGGGCTTACCTGTCCCCACCTGTCAAACATAGCTTTTGTTACGCTTGTTTGCCCGTCAGCTTTCATTTGCTCCAGTTCTTCAACGCTTGTGATTGTTGCATCTGTGTTTTCTTTGAGGTAAGTATCAAAAGTTTTTCCTTGATTTTGCTGTAAGTTCATACTCTTGATGTAGTTTTTTATCCGGCTTCTGTTTGAAGAAATTTTTTTTGTGCTGTCAAGAGTTATCTGGCTGAAATAAATATCATACTTCATGCAGATACGTTTTATAGCTTCGTCTTGACTGCCGAGAATTTCTGTATATTGTTCAACCAGTTTGTCAATGCAGTTACAGCAGGTAGGAAGAAAATGATTGTTTCCCTCGAAAAGAGGAGACTGACTATAGCTGAAATTGTGCTTTTGTGCCTTGTATCGTTTGCCACAGGTAACACATATAAAAGGCTTTTCAAACCGTTCCTTGTCTTCTTCTGTCGCTTTTATAGTAACAGGCTTGGCAGATTTATCAGCAACAGTTTTCATACTTTTCAGCCCTGAATGAGTTTCCCTCTGCATTCAATCACTTCCTTTGCACAAAAAACCGCCCTGTTTGTATTCAGGACGGTAAAAAAAGAGGTTTTAAAATGGCAATTAAATCATATTTTGTTATTTTGATTGTATCACATTATAGCAGTTCACACAAGTTCAAACAGGCTCATTTTTTCAATAGCTTTATTCGTTTTTCTTTTTACTGTTGCACAACTGTAATTCATCAATTCAGCAGTCTGCTCAGTGGAATGAAACAGCAAATAACGGTGTATCAGCACTGTTTCAAGGTCATCATCATGGAGCTGTGAAATAGCTTCTGCAATTTCATCTGCAACGGTCAGCAGTTCATTTTTTTGATTTTCAAATTTTAATTCCATATCCGCAAGCTTTATCAGAGCGTTTTCAGTGCTGTTTTCACGGCTTGATTTTTTAGCAGTATCTTCATATCCTGAATGTCCTGAAAGTCCCTCTGCACGTTGTTTAGCCTGCTGTATAAGCAGATTGAGAGCGTTTATTTTGTTATCTGCATACATTGCACGGCTTAACCAGTTCTTAACTTCTGTTTGTCTGTCCATAAGTATACTCCTCTCACAACTTATTTTACAAATTTTTTAACCAGTTCAGACATTTCATTTTCTGCTATGTAGCCTGAAAAAAACTGCGGATTGACTACGAATCCTCTTTCTGATGAAATTACAATTTTTCTCTTTGTCCCTTGTTTGTCGGCAAAATCAAGAAACAGCAAAGAATCAATCAGCCTTTTCCTGTTACCGTTTGTCAATCTGGCAATTTTACATATATCGCATTCATCAAGAGGAATTATTGCATCAAGAAACTGCTCCCACGGATTGTGGCAAAGAATATTGTATTTCATGTTTACAAACGGAATCAGCCTGAAAAGATGTGAAAGATTTTTTGCAGACCTTGAATCAATGTTGCTGTAAACATCTCTTACAGCGTGCCTGAACACCTTTACCATTCTTACTTTTTTTCTGTCAACGTTCCTGCTGTTGCAAAACCTGAACAAGTCATCTGCAAGATAATATGCTTCTTCACGCTGAGTAAGTATATTCAATTCAGAAACTTCATTCATGAAAGTTCTGAATGTAGGCTTGCTTATTGAAAGCACTTTCTGAATATCCTGCTTTTGCATTGGAATTGATTTTCTGCATTTAGCAACCCACTTACCGTCATAGCAGATACAGTTATTTATATCAACAAAGCTTGCAAGATAAATAATTTTTGGCAAAGCATTATCGGAAACGTTATCAAAAAAACTGTTAAAATCACTGCAAAGAACTATAAAGAAATTCCCCCTG